AGTAGCCAAGAGAATTGAGAAAAATTACCACGATCTGTATGCCGTATCCGATCAATGGGTTATGGACAGAATCCATGAGGCCGGCAGGACAGGTTATGTGGAGTTGGCTTTTGGTTTAAAACTCAGAACGCCTATGCTGCCCAAGGTGATCATAGACAGTGATTCCATGCCCTACCAGGCCCACAAGGAAATAAAGACCGCTGGGAACGCTCTGGGGCAGTCCTACGGGCTACTTAACAGTCGAGCAGCCAATGAGTTCATGCAACGAGTGTGGCAATCCAAATATGCCACCAGAATATTGCCTATCTGCCAGATACATGATTCCCAGTATTACATGATCGAGAACACTTTGGGCTGTTTGCAGTGGGTGAATAATAACCTGATCGAATGCATGCAATGGAACGAGCTGGAAGCCATTCAACATCCTACGATAAAGCTCACTGCCAAGATGGAAGTGTACTACCCGGATTGGGCACATCCAATCCCCATTCCTAACCAGGTATCCCTGCAGGAATTGAAAGCTATCTTACGTACTATTTAAACCCGCTCCGCGGGATTTCAGGTTGTAATCAAAAGAGGACTCACATGTATACAAATAACAGCAATATTCCTTTACCTTATGCTGTATGGCTGGCATCTGATCAGGGATACGATAGAAAGTTTAATCCGAATGTCGTTAGTGCAACTGAAATTATCAGGCCTATGCGAAGTATTATTCTCAGCAGAGAACTGGCTGCTGCAGAAAGTGAAGCAGTGACCCAGGATATTGCTGAAAAATCTGCTGCCAGTCTGGGAACGGCTGTGCATACAGCTGTAGAAGTAGCTTGGCGGATGCATTACAAATTAGCCATGTCCAATTTGGGATACCCGGAATCTATTATTGATCGCATCAAAATAAATCCAGAAAATCCTGATCCAAAAGATCTGAATATGTACTTTGAAAAACGTTCAGCAAAGAAACTGGAAGGGTTTATAGTTTCTGGTAAGTTTGACCTGGTAATGGAAAACCAGGTGCATGATCTCAAAACCACCAAAGCATATACGTACATGAGTGGATCTAGCGATAAGAAATACATGCAACAGGGCAGTATTTATCGTTGGTTGAACCCAGATATTATTACAAGTGATCTGATGATTGTTGATTACTATTTTACCGATTGGAGTCCTAATCCCAGAATTTCTGAAGACGAGAAAAAGAAATACCCGCCAAATCGTATGGTGGGTAAATCATTTGAAATGATGTCTGTGGAAACTACTGAATATTTTGTTCGGGGTTTGTTACAGGAAATCAAAAGATTGACGGGTTTACCGCAGGAACAATTACCCCGTTGTACACCCACTGAACTATGGCAGAACCCTTCCAGATGGGAATACTGGAGTAAAGCTGAAAATAAACAATGCAGCAAGCTCCTCGATACCCAAGCAGAAGCCCAGGCATTACTGGCACAAAAAGGCATAGGTTTTATTCAGGAACGCCAATTCACTCCTACCTTTTGCAATTACTGTGATGCAAAGTCAATTTGTACACAGGCTAAAGAATTCATTACAAAAGGTTTGCTAACCAGTTAAGGAAAAAGCATGGAAAAGTATAAAGGACTCCCTTTCCATCCAACGATGGAAAAGGTAGTAGATATTCTTCGCAAGAAAGCACAAAATGAAAATCCTATTTTTTTCCGCTTGGTTGTTTCCTACTTCTTTTCCAAGATAGCCTCGATGATGCGGGTACAGGTACAACTGGATGACAACAAGGTCATTCCAGTGAACATGTATGCCATCAACCTGGCACCATCAGGCAGTGGCAAAGGACACTCAATTGCCATCATTGAAGAAGAAATCATTAATGGTTTCCGTCAACGCTTCCTGGAAGAAACATTTCCCCAGGTAGCCACCAAGCGATTGATTGCTTTAGCTAACCAACGGGCTGTGAGGGACAGTACAGATCCCAATGATGAAATAGTTCGAGCCAATGCTGAATTTGAAGAACTGGGAACCCTGTTATTTAGCTTTGATTCAGGCACCGCACCCGCACTGAAACAAATGCGTACCAAATTGTTGATGGCCAGTGCAGGCTCCATGAATCTGGAGATTGATGAGATTGGTTCCAATATGACTGGCAATACCGAGGTATTGAACGCTTACCTGGAATTATTTGATACCGGCCGCATCAAACAGAAACTCATTAAGAATACCCGGGAAAACGTACGGGCTGAAGATCTGATAGGCAGTACTCCAACCAACATGCTGTTATTCGGTACACCTACCAAATTACTCGATGGTTCCAAAACTGAAGATGAATTCTATAACATGTTGGAAACTGGTTATGCCCGCAGATGCTTCTTTGGTTTTGCCCGCCACAGAATATGCAAGAAAGGCCAGACAGCCCAGGATCTTTATGATCTTTACCATGATCCACAAACTTCTAAGTACCTTATGCAACTGTCAGACAAGTTTGCCATGCTGGCGGATAAAGCAGCTTTCCACCAAACACTGAAAATGCGTAGGGATGTGCTCATGCGACAGTATGAGTATCGTAAGGATTGCCAGAATTATGCAGATACCCTGTCTGAATATGAGGATGTACGGAAAGCTGAAATAGCTCATCGCTACTTCAAAGTAGTTAAGCTCGCTGCTGTCTATGCCTACATTGACAAGGACATCTACATTGAGATGAAACACCTGGAAAATGCCATAGCCATGGCAGAAGAATCCGGTGAAGCTTTCGAGGAAATACTCAACAGGGATAGACCCTACATAAAACTGGCCAATTACATTTGCAATATTGGCAAGGAACTAACCCAGGCAGACTTGACTGAAGACTTGCCTTTTTACAAAGGCACAGAGCAAGCCAAGAAAGAAATGCTTAACCTGGCCACTGCCTATGGTTACAAACAGGGTATGTACATCACTACCAATATGATTGATGGCATACAGTTTCTCAGTGGCAAGAAAGCCCCTGAAACCGATCTGGATAAAATAATCATTTCCTATGGAAAGGAACTTGCAGCAAATTACAAAAATACCATAGTGGTATTCAACAAGCTGCACCAATTAACTGATGCCAACGGCTATCACTGGGTTAACCATTTCTTACGAGATGGATACCGGGATGAAGAACATGTTGTAGCAGGCTCCAATATTGTTGTGCTGGATGTAGAAAACAGTATTGACATGGGTGTAGCCAAATTTGCTCTACAGGAATATACCTGGTTGATGCACACCACCAAAAGACACACAGATAAGGAACACCGTTTCCGTATCATCATGCCCTTGTCCCATCACGTTGATTTAGACGCTAAGGATTACAAGGAATTCATGAAGAATGTGTACAGTTGGTTACCCTTTGATGTGGATAATCAAACCGGACAAAGAAGCCGTAAGTGGATGACTTGCAAAGGAAATTACTGGTATAATAACGGTATGCTCCTGGATACATTGCAGTTCGTTCCCAAGACTAAAAAAGCGGAAGAACATAAGCAAAAACTATCCACTCAAACTAACTTTTCACACCTGGAGAGATGGTTTATCAACAACTTCGAAGCTGGCAATCGCAATAACCAATTGCGTAATTATGCCTATATGTTGATTGAAGCCGGTTATGACGAAGAAACCATCCGGGTAAAGGTATTGGATTTGAATAGTAAAACAGAAAATCCCCTGGATGAGGCTGAAATTTTATCCACCATCATGGTTACTGTTGGGAAAAAACTTTACATAAAGTAATAGGAGAATATTTTGGATGGCGTTAACAATAATCTAGTATTAATAGTAGGTAAACCAGCTACTGGCAAATCTGCCAGTTTGAGAAACATCAAAGACCCTGAAGGTGTACTTTTCCTGAACTGTGAATCAGGAAAGGAACTACCATTCTCTGCTAAATTCCGTCAAATGAAAGTAACTGATCCCAACCAGATTTACGTTGCTTTTGAAAAGGCCGAAGCCAACAAAAAGATACATACCATCATCATTGATTCAATTACATTCATGATGGATATGTATGAAAGTATGTATGTACTCACTGCTTCAGATAAAGAACGTTTCAAAGCCTGGGCAGATTATGGTGATTTCTGGCGGAAACTCATGCACAAGTATGTTGCCGGCTCTTCCAAGAATGTCATCATGCTGGCGCATACCATGGATCAATTGAACGAAAACGAAGGTGTAATGGAAACCAAGGTCAAGTTCAAAGGTAGTGTTATGAACCAAGGTGTTGAATCCTACTTTTGTGTAGTTATTGCCAGCCAAAAACTGCAATTAGCAAAAGTAGAAAAGTACAAGAATACCAACCTCACTATTACAGAAGAAGAGGAACTACTGGGATTTAAGTACATGTTCCAAACCAGGCTAACCAAAGAAACGGTAAACAACAGTCTCCGTGGTCCTTTGGGCCTGTGGTCTATAGACGAAACGTACATTGATAATGATGCACAATTTGTTCTGGATAAGCTTCACGCTTATTACACAAACTAAACGGCCTCCGGCCGTTTTATGGTAATTCCGCTTTTACACTCTCTACAGGAGAATTTTAAAATGGGTATCAAATCCCTAGAAACTGGTATTGAACAACCGAATACAGATACATTGGGTGGTGATTACACCCTTAATTCTGGCAGTTATGCTATGCGTATCGATGTAGCATACTTCACAACCATGGACAGTGGTTCCCAAGCACTGAACCTGGTATTTAAAGCTGCAGACGGCGGTAAAGCCGAGATCCGTCAAACGCTGTATGTAACCACCGGTACCGAAAAGGGTAATAACGGTTACTATTTGACTAAAACGGGCAAGAAAGTCATTCTTTCTGATCGACAGAAAGCTGAACAGATTTGCCAAATATGTTGTGAGCAACCACTGTCTGCCCTGGCTACAGAGATGAAAACTGTCAAA